CTGCGATAAAAAACCTTTCTTTCCTACCGATACTATAGGCATGGGCACAAAGATGCGAGTAGCATTGAACATGTCTCCGTATGATGTACAGGGAGTAGGTATTACTTTCAAGATAAGCATAGTTCAGATCATCGACGTTAAGTACTACGAAGGTAGTGTTGATGTAGATGAGTTTGATGTAGAGGAGGGCAACACTTCTACAGAAGAGGATATGTCTGTTAAGTCAGATGACTCAGACGATTCAGATGACGAAGTAACTTTTAACTTTTAATTATGTTCTGTCTTCAGCTTTCAATTCTTCAACCCCCTATTCCCGCATCTCGTCCGAGATTCTCAAGATGGGGAGGCGTTCACTACGGCAAGAGGTATACTCAGTATCGTAAAGATGCACCGCTTGCTGTAGCAAACGCTATAAAAGAAGCGAAGGCTGAAGACAGTCTACCCATTAAGGATCTCATCATCATTGCAGTAATCTTCGAGGTTAAGAAACCTAAGACTACTAAAAATAAACACCCCCACCCCGACCTTGATAATTACATTAAGGCAATTTATGATGTACTCCAAGCTAACGAAGTAATCGTAGACGATAAACAAATAATAGCATCATTAGAAACAAAGAAATGGACAACACAAACACCACAAACACATGTCTTGATTCAGACAGTACCTTCATCAAGCACGAGCCTTGCCCCTCATGTAACTCTAGCGACGCATTGGCTAGATACTCAGACGATCATGGATACTGCTTCAGTTGTGGATACCACGAACAACAAGCAGGAGAAGAAGTAAAGGTGAAACCTAAACTCCCCTCTTCACTCGTAGATATAAAGTATCAAGCATTAAGTAAGAGAGGTTTAAACGAGGAGACTTGTAGGAAATGGGGCTACGGAGTAGCAATGCACAACGGAGTACCTGTTCAAGTAGCTAACTACTGTAACGATCATGGTGTACCAATAGCGCAGAAGCTACGATTCCCTGACAAATCTTTTAAAATACTAGGCGAGAGTAGAAAAATGAATTTGTTTGGACAGCATATATGCCAAGCAGGATCAAAGATGGTTACGGTATGTGAGGGAGAGGTAGATGCTCTTACTGTTAGCCAAGTAACAGGCAACAAGTGGGCAGTAGTATCCGTACCTAACGGAGCGCAAGGCGCACACAAAGCGGTGGCTAATAGTCTTGAGTTTCTTTCTAGCTTTGAGCAGGTCATCTTTATGTTTGACAACGATCAAGCAGGTAGAGAAGCATCACAAAAATGTAGCTTGATGTTGCCTATTGGTAAGGCTCGTATCGCTACGCTACCTTTGAAAGACCCTAACGAAATGCTAATGGCAGGTAGGGGTAGTGAGATAGTACAAGCTCAATGGTCAGCTAAACCTTACAGACCTGATGGAGTAGTGCTAGGTGAGGACATGTGGGAGAAAGTATCAGAGGTAGATGAGTCTGAGTCTTTTCCTTATCCCTTCTCAGGCATGAACGATAAGACATACGGCATTCGTAAAAGCGAGCTAGTTACCTTGACTTCAGGTACAGGTCAAGGGAAGTCTAGTGTGTGCCGAGAAATTTCACACCACTTGATAGTTAATAATAAGAAGGTAGGATACATTGCTCTTGAAGAAAGCGTCAAACGTACAGCGTTAGGCATCATGGGTATTCACTTGAACACTCCGCTTCATATACATGGTAATACTGTAGGCATGGAGAAACTACATGAAGCATTCGAGGCTACTGTAGGTACAGGTAACTGTGTGTTGTATGATCATTTCGGTAGCATGGACAGCGATACCCTTGTCAATAAGATTCGTTATATGGTTAAGGCGTTAGATGTTGAGTTTGTTTTTGTAGATCATATATCAATGTTGGCATCAGGCTTTGAAGGTAAGGACGAGAGGAGAGAGATAGATAACATAATGACTAAGCTACGCTCTCTCGTAGAAGAGTTAGAGATTGCACTCATCATAGTATCTCATCTCAAAAGACCTGAAGGCAAGTCGCATGAAGAAGGAGGACGGACTACTCTTGCACAGCTTAGAGGTAGTCAAAGCATAGCTCAACTAAGCGACATGGTTATCTCCTTTGAGCGCGATCAACAAGATGAATTAGTATCTAACTTAACCACAGTGCGAGTCTTGAAAAACAGGTTCAGCGGAGAGTGTGGTAAGACAGCCACTCTATCCTACGACAAAGAGACAGGACGCTTACAAGAGGTAGATGATTTTACTGACACAAAACAACCTTCATTCAAATAATGGTTTCGTTTAATTCTACTTCTAGAGAGGGATACATACACTATCGCCCTAACTTTAAGATGGACTTAATGTCCTTCAATCAACCACGACCTGACCTAATAGAAACAATGGGACAATTAAAACCAAACAAAAACTACACCTTTATATTTGATATCGAGACAAACGGATTACTAGAAGAAGCAACTAAAATACATTGCATCTCTTTAGTAACTCCTAACGGAGATGCTTCGTTGTTTGCAGAAGATGATGTACTTATGGCATTACATCACATGCAGAACGCAGAGTGTCTTGTCGGTCATAACATACTAGGGTTTGATATACCTGTAATAAAGAAACTATACCCTAAGTGGAGAACAGAAGCTAGGATAAGAGACACGCTAGTCATGTCGAGACTAGCTTACCCTAACTTATCTGATAGAGACTACGCTTCAGGAAGCATACCTAAACAAGCATATGGATCTCACTCATTGAAGGCGTGGGGTTATAGGCTTGGCGTGTTGAAGGGAAACTACGGTGAGCAAGAGAATGCGTTTGAAGAATATAACTTGGAGATGGGGGACTATTGCGTCAGAGATGCTATCGTTACCCTGAACTTAGCGAACAAGCTAGAGCGAGAGAACATGGCTAAGAGGAGTATAGATTTAGAGCATGACTTCTTCATGTGCTTAGAGGATATGCAGAAGAACGGTGTTGAGTTTAATAACGAAGACGGAGGTAAACTGTACAGCAAACTACTAGAAGAAAAACATAAGACTCTAGTTGAGATAGCTAAGGTGTTCCCACCTAAAGTTATACAGACTAAAACAGTAGAGTATTATGTAGATAATGAAGGTAATAAGTATCGCATTAAGTCTGATGCACCTCATAAGATAAGACCACATCTAACCGTTGGCGCATACAAAGTTAAGAATGATCCGTTCAATCCTAACAGTAGGCAGCAGATAGCTGAGGCTTTCATTGAGAAGTACGATTGGAAACCACAGGAGTTCTCACCAACAGGTAAGCCACGAGTTGATGAAGATATACTAGGTGAACTAGAGTACCCTGAAGCTGAGTTAATAGCTAGGTACATGATGTTATGTAAACGTATCGGACAACTAGCAGAAGGCAATAACGCATGGCTAAGACTAGCTAGAGGTAATAGGATACATGGAAGGATAAACCACAACGGTGCTTTGTCAGGTAGATGTACACACAACACACCTAATATGAGTCAAGTACCTGCCCTTCGTGTAGAGTATGGTGAAGAATGCAGGTCATTGTTTACTGTACGTAAAGGATACAAGATGGTAGGTGCAGACATGAGTGGCTTAGAGTTACGTTGTCTTGCTCACTACATGCACGAGTATGATGACGGAGAGTATGCGACTGAGATACTGTCAGGAGATATACATAGTATGAACCAATGGGCTGTAGGACTAGAGACTAGAGACCAAGCCAAGACATTTATCTATGCCTTTATCTATGGTGCAGGTAACGCCAAGATCGGAGAGATTGTGGGAGGTAGCGATAAACAAGGACGTATTATGAAGACTAACTTTCTTAACAGGATACCTGCGTTGGGTGAGTTGATCACGAGTGTAAAGAATGTTGCCTCTAAGAGAGGGTGGCTTCGAGGTTTAGATGGTAGGAAACTACCTGTTAGATCAGAACACTCAGCACTTAACTTACTACTACAATCTACAGGTGCAGTCCTTATGAAACAAGCTACAGTTTTATTAATGAATTATATTGACGAGGAAAAACTTGATGCTAAACTTGTACTCCATGTCCACGACGAAGTTCAGTTAGAGGCTAAGGCTGAAGATGCAGAACGAGTCGGACAACTTGCAGTCAAAGCAATGCGACAAGCAGGTTTACACTTTAGAATGGAATGCCCCATAGATGGGGAGTTCAAAATCGGAAACACATGGGCTGAGACCCACTAATAAAATGACATACGAAATACTAGACACACTAACTTTTAAAAACCCTGACCCTGATTCACACCCTGATGATATGATAACTGCAAAGCTATGGAGTGATGGTGAGATAGAACTATCAGACTTAGAGAACTCAGGTTTATATTTACCAATGGATTTCCTAGATGAGATACATACTATCTTTGGTAGGAAGTTTGCTGCACATAAAGAAGGCATTAAGTTTAAGAGGCGGATAGATGGCTGAACCTACACTACTTATAGATGCAGACGTTACTCTATATAAAGCAGCTTTTGCTTCAGAGGTAGAGATTGATTGGGGAGATGATCTTTGGACTCTGCACTCAGAACTAGGGGAAGCTAGAGAGATCTTTAAGAAAGAAATAAACAAAATAAAAGTACGCTTTCCTAAAGAGTTTGGAATGGTACTATGTTTCTCAGGTAGCATGAATTGGAGAAACATAATACTACCTACCTATAAACAGAACAGGAAGAAAGTCAGGAAGCCTATAGTCTTGAAACCTTTAAGGGCTTGGGCTATGGAACATTATGACTTTACCTGTGAGCCGTCATTAGAAGCGGACGATCTGTTAGGGCTAATGTCTCCTAATAACATCATGGTGTCTGTAGATAAAGACCTACAAACAGTAGCAGGTAAGCATTACAACCCTAGCAAGGACGAGCTGTACGAGGTATCAGAAGAACAGGCTCACTACAACCACATGTTCCAAACTCTGTGTGGAGATTCAACTGACGGATATAGTGGCTGTCCCTCAGTAGGAGCTAAGACCGCAGAGAATATACTAGATGTACCTACTAAGGACATGTGGTCTGTGGTTGTAGACGCTTACAAGAAGAAGGGCTTGACTTATGAAGATACTTTAATTCAGGCAAGAGTTGCTAGAATACTGAGGGGGGACGAGTATAATATGGACACAGGTGAGATGAACCTGTGGATTCCTGAAGATGAGCCAACGTCCTAAACACATTCGTCTTCTCGGAGTGTCTATCCCTTTAATTGTTTCTAACTGTAAGTCCGAAGATCTTGAAGATGATGAAGAGGTCTTCGGCATGTGGGACGGCAACGAGATGGTGATACTACTTAACTCCGAATGCGGAGAGATACAAGAGCGCACCACGCTTCTGCATGAACTGCTACATGCTATAGACGATTTCCTATATTTACAACTTAAACACCGTGAGATATACAGTCTAAGCCAAACACTTTACCAAGTGCTTGCAGATAACCCACAGTTAGTTAGCTATCTGTTGGCAGGATTCTCAAAGGAGAGGAATGGGGACAGCGATAGTGCAAGCAGCTACAAAACAAATAAGAGCTATAGATGCTATAAGGATAACTAATTTAGATTTCTTTTTCATTAGTAGCTTTTCCTTTTGTTGCCTTTAGTGGTGGGTTTCTTTTTACCTTTTTTCTTCATGGTCTAGTACGATAGTTTTATCTAGCAAATCCATAGCCATCTCTGTTGGGTCGCGTGGCTCTTCCTCCTCAACTACGCTCTTCATAATGGCTGATAGGTTTACTATAACAATAGAAATAATAGATGCTACTACAGCCAACGCCTCTGCGTTTAAACTCTGCGTAGCGTATAGGAATAACCCCACTAATATTGTGAGATATAATCCTGCGAATTGTGCGAGGTGTTTCTTTGACTTCTCTCTCCCTGATTCAAGAGCTTTAATCTTCTTGATCTCCATGTCGTGCCTGTTCTTCTCTAGTTTGATTTGACCTTTAATCTCTGCACGACGTAGTGCAATAGCTTCAGCAGTAGAGGATAGTAGCTGTGCTTCCTTCGCTGCCTTATCCGTAGCGTTACCATTGCCATTGCCATTTTCTTGGGGAACTTTATATGGTTCACCATTATCTATGATCTCCACCGCTTTATCAGGTGGGATATACTCTTTATCTTCTTTCTTCTTCTTCGGCATTGTTCTTATATTTGTTATTATACAACATTATAACATGGTCAAGGGGTAGTCTTAGTACAGTAAATAGAGCTTTCAAGAACCCTGTTATAGGTGCTCTCATACTAGGAAACACAAAGACAAGGACTATACTAATCCATGCCCACTCCCATATATTATCTGTAGTATCCTTCATCACCTGACCTACTGCTGTAGATGGTACTGTCGTACTCGTCGGGCTAGAAACTGAGGGCATACTAGGTAAACTAGAACACCCTGATAATATTAGAAATAAGAAGTATCTCATTATGTATTGTTCTCAAAGACTGCAAAGGTTACTGACTCAGAGTCATCTGACAAACTGTTGGAAGCATCTCTGACCCCAATGTTAAATCCTGTAGCTGCGATTGAACTAGCGGAGACTGTCTGAATAGTAGCAGTAGAATCCTCATAGGACAACAAAATTGTATAGTTCGTTGTGGACATGTCGGTATCGATAACCACGCTGTACTGCCCTGTTCCACTCCTAGAAACTGAAGCCACGTTGTAGCTAGTACCTAACAATGCAGGGCTAGACACCGTAGTGAATCTACCAAACGCTTTAGGTATGAACTGCATCTTAGCTTCTAGTGCAGCAATCCTAGCCTCAAAGCCTGATAATCCTGCGGGTAAAGCTGCTACTGCTGTGTTCATTGTGTTTAAATTAACAGCACTACTAACTGTGATATTATCAGTCTTAGCTTTTATGCTAGTAATATCACCATCTGCCTTCCGAACCCTAGCTCTGTGGTTTAAAGAAAGCCTTTGGGTTCTAAACTCGTGTGGACTGCGACCTCTCATTTTGCTAACCAAGCGACTCCTGCGCTAATTGCTGTGGATAGTATAGCTACTGCCCCTATCAGAGCAGAGCGAGATTGCTCAAGCTCCCTTAATCTATCATCATGTCTTTGTATAGTCTCATTATGAGCATTAGTGATAGCTATTAATGCGTCCATCTTACCCTCTAGTCTACCTAGAGTTACATATAAATCTTGTTCTTTATCAGTCATCTTTCCTCCACATAGTT